GAGTTGGTTTATTAGGTAATGTTAATTTAGAAGATGGCGATTTTACTTTTTCAGTTCAAAGTCAAAATGAAAATTTAACAATTTCTCTTACAAATAATAGCCATTTACCTAGCAATTTTGTTAATGCTGAATGGGAAGGATATTATGTATCTCAAGCATCAAGTGGCTAAACCATACATAAGAGTTGCAACAGAAAATGATTGTTGGTTTTTATCTAAAAATTTAAGAGAAGAAGATTACCAAGAAATAAAAGCATCTTCTGGTTTACCTGCAATACTATCTTTACTAACAGGATTAAAAATTAGCCAAGTGCCTTTAGTAGTTTGTAATGAAAAAGGAGAAATTATTTTAATGTTAGGTGTTGTACCTAGTGGATTAATAGGAACTATTTGGATGGTTGGGACAAAAGATTTAAAAAATATGAGTTTAACATTTATTAAAAATTGTAAAAAAACATTTAAAATTTTAAAAAATAATTTTCAAGTCATTCACAATTATGTGGATGCAAGAAACCATTTACACATTAAATGGCTTAAATGGATGGGTTTTTCTTTTATAAAAAAACATAATTATTATGGAATAGAAAAAAGACCATTTTATGAATTTGTAAAAATATAATGTGCAATCCTGTTGCTATTGCGGCCGCTAGTGCCATATTTACGTATCAACAATCTGTTGATGCTCAAAGAACGCAAAGAGATGCACAGATAAGACAAAATCAAATTGCAGCAAAAAATTTAGAAAATAGAAGAGCTAATTTACAAACAGAATTAATTCAAAAAACTACAAAAAATTTACAAAAAATAGGTAAGGCCGAAAGTGAATATAAAAGAAGAAGAGCTAGCTTTCGAGCTATGGATAAAGGTTTTACAGGAAATACTTATGAAGGACTTTTAGCAAACTATTATGATTTTGAGGGTCAATATAGAAATGCAGTTTTAAGTAATGTAGCGACTGATAAAGCGCAATTTAGAAATGATTATTTAACAGCTAATAATATTTATGACAGTCAAACAACTTATGTCACAAAATTAAATTATGCTGGGTCAGCTATAAATTCAGGACTTCAATTTGCAACTTCTTATTATAATTACAAAGCGCAACAAGAATTAAAAGAAGCAATAAATCCAAAATATACTTACAACGAAAACATTGATTATACAGAATAATGGCTAGAAAAGAACAAAACCCAAGTTTTTATGTAGATACACCAGAGCAACAAGTAACAGCTCGTGACTTTGATATATTTTACAAACCACAACAAGAACCTAAAAATCCTGTTGTTGCAGAATTAGCAAAATCTTTATCTTCGTTTGTACCAGCTTTGCAATCCTATAATGTTGTTCAAGAAGTTAAAGATATTAAAAAACAAGAAGCGCAAGCTGTAGCAGATTTAAATGCTAATAAAGTTACTTTTGAAAAATTAGTAAAAGATAAAGAGATACCTCAAGGAGCTAATCCTCATTATTGGAATAAAATGATGGAGCTACACTTAAATTTAAAAGCTAGAGAATGGCAAAGAAAATTTGATGAGTTTTATGTTGAAAATGATGTAGCAGGAAGATTATCGCCAGATGCTTTTAATGCGGCTTATGTCGAACAAATGGAACAATTTTATAAAGATAATGAACTTAAAAAATACGACCCATTAGCTTTAAATAATGCTTTTTTTAAAAAGACTTCTGAATACAGAACGCAGTTAGAAAATAAACATGAAGATGAAAGATTTAAAAAAATTAAGGAAGTTACTGAAGATAATTTTATAAAAAATATTTCAGGAACTTTAATAGATTTACAAAAAAATAAATCTGAAATTGCAGATGTTAATGCATTTATTAGAGACGAAACACAAAGTTTAATTAAATTAGCAACAAGTCCAACACGAGTTAATGATTTATGGATAAAAGGTTTTAAAAACTATCTTGAAGTTATTAATGATGAGGATGGATTTGAGTATGCAAGAAAAGTCGTTGATGGATTATCTGAATTAAAATTTACCACTGCTTTTTTTGCAGGAGAGACAGGAACTAAAAGAGGACTTGCACTACAAGGTGAATTTAAAAGATTAATTACAGCTAAAGAATTAAATTTTCTTCAAGTAAAAAATAATAGAGATAAAGCTGTAGACGAAAATAAAAAACAAACTTTATCAAACGACTATTTTAAACAATTAGCAGACCCAACTTTCGATTTAAATAAACATATACTTACAAATAATTATGTTGGTAAGGATAAAGAATTTTTATTACAAATACATGCAGGTGTTCAAAATGCTAAAAATATAACTACATCAGATGGTGATGCAATCGTTGAATTATATGAGTTACAAAAAACAAACCCATACGGGGTTAGAGATAGAGCTACTGAACTTTTAAAACAAAAAAAACTTACTTTAACAGATTTTAAAGCATTTGATGAAAGTGCTGGACGTTATAATGTTTTAGAAAATAGTGAATATTTTAGAGGTAGTAGAGTTTATCAAAATTATAAAAAGATGTTTGATGATAAAGCTTTTTCACAATACCCAACTTTAACATTTGAATTACCATTAATTAAAAATGAATTTGAAAAAGATTTAATAGATTATTACCAAAAACAAGTACAAGCTGGAAAAACAGGTAGAGAATTACAAAATCTTATTGATGCTGAAATTAAATTATTATTTATCAAAAATTTACAAAAATCAGTTTACGGACAAAACGCTAATATAATCCAAACTGTAGCTCAAAGATATGGAATTTTCTTTGATGCAAGTTTAAATCAACCTTCTCAAGATAATAAAAAATAATGGGACAAATAATAAATAGAAATGGAAAAGATTATGTTTTTCCAGACAATTATACTCCTGAACAAATTGAAGCTGAAATTAGCAAAACAAATAATATCACAAATGTAAAAACGCAAAATATAAATTCAGAAATACCTAAAGAGGAGGATGATAAAAGAAGTTTTGTAACAGATATTCCTTTACAAGTTATTGGCGGAATAAGAGATGGAGTTCAATCTGGTATTAATTTAGTTGAAAGACTAAATGAAAATACAAATATGGGTGGCCTTGTATTTGGTGATAATGCAAGAAATGGTGTTGCCGAATGGTTAACAACACAACAAATGAAGGAGAGAAACCTTGGTTTTATTGGTTCTGGAAAAATTGGAGAAAAAGACGCTGTAAAACTTCCTGAAATTGATAAAGCTGATACTATTGCCGGAAGTTTAACAAGAGGAGTTTCTCAATTTTTAACTGGGTGGTATACAGTAAAACCTCTAAAATTATTTAGCGCAACAACTAGACTTGGTAAATTTGCAGGCTCTACAACACAAGGAGCGGCCGCAGACATTATAGCATTTGATGAAGATACAGGTAGAGCTGTAGATGTAATTACTGAAGTATTTCCATCATTACATAATCCTTTGTTTGAGTATTTATCATCAGAAGGAAAAGATGAAACTTGGTATGAAGCAAGATTAAAAAATGCGTTGGAAGGTGGAATTATTGGAACAATAATTCAAGGTATTGCTACTGGTATAAAATATTCACCTGAAATAATTAAAGCAACTAAAGAACAAGTAGTTGATTTTGCAAAATACATTAAGATTAGAAGACAAGAACTTAATGGTGAAGCAATTGATAGTAATAAATTAAGAGAGCTTGAAGAAAGTTTAATTACATCGGTTGAAAATCAGATAACTCCCACAGGTAAAGCTTCAACAAAAAAATTAGTTCAAAAAATAGTTGACGAAGCAGGTACAACAAAAGTTGGAGAAGTATTAGAAGACATTAAAGTTAAAACTACATCAGATGAATTAACAAATAAAATTGTTCAATCATTTGATGATTTCATAAATAGTGCTAGAGACCCAAATACTAAAACGTTAGATTGGAAAAAATTAAATGAAAGTTTAGATTTTAAATTATCTCCTAGAGCTTATGCAGATACAGATTTTGGAGTTATAGTTTTAGATGCACTTCAAAAAGTTGTAAGAAGTGAAAAGAAATTTGACATTATTACAGACAAAATTATTGAGTTACAGGCAAATAAAGCTGGTGGTGACATTTTACAAACTACAAAAATGCTTGGTCAACTTGGAGACAAACTTGAAAGCGGTCTTAAATATATGTGGGCTTCTCAAGCTATACAACAAAACCTTGCCGATACTTTGTATAAAATGGCAAAATCAATTGCTAATAACGAAAAAATTTATACCGATAATGATGCAAGATTAACAACTGCTTTGTTAATGAGATTAACTAGATTTGATGAAAAAGTTACTTCAAATTTAGGAAGAGGTTTAAGATTAAGAGGAATTTTAAAAGACTCAAATGTAGATTTAAGTAAAGACTCAATTGTTAATTTAGTAAGAAATTTTGATAACTATAATGGAGATTTTAAAGAATTTTTAAATTCAGTTGCTTTAGTAAAAGATAAAAATGCATTGATAAGAGTTACAGATTTTATTTTTAAAAATAAATTTTGGAATATTGCAAATGAAATTTGGATGATTTCTGCATTATCTGTGCCTAAAACACACTTTATTAATACACTTTCAACAGGATTAAATTTGTTTATGAAGCCTATAGATTTAATTGTAGGCAGTAGATTAACTTGGGGATTAGACCCAGCAACAGCAAGAGCTGTAAAAAACCAATTAGATACAGGTCTTTCATTAATTTCAGGATATAAAAATCATATTGCTGATGCTTTAAAATTTACTAAAAAAGCTTTTGATGATGAAGATAGTATTTTATTTGGAGGTAGTACAAAATTTGATACAAGAACAAAAGCATTAGGAACAAGTCCACTTGCTAAAGCCGCAAGAATACCATTAAGAGCATTAACAGCAACAGACGAATTTTTCAAACAAACAGCTTACAGAGCAAGATTAACTCAAATTGCTGTTAAAGAAGCACAAGAAGCTGGAGTAAGTAAAACAAAAATTATTGGTAAATTACCAAGTGGTAAAGAAATTACTGAATTTGAGCAATACGTAGCAACAAGAATTAGAAATGGATATGATGAGACAGGTTTAATTGGTATTGATGCTGAAGCAAAAAGATTTGCACAAGAAGTAACTTTTACAAAAGATTTAGATGGAATTTTAGGTCATGTTCAGTCAATTGTTAACGAAGCGCCAATATTAAAACAAGTTTTACCATTTGTTAAAACTCCTGCAAATTTAGCAATACAAGCTATAGAAAGAAGTCCATTAGGAATTGTTGGAAAAAATTGGGAAAACTTTTCTGGTAAAAGTAGAGACGCTTATAAAATTGCTGAAACAAGAGGAAGAGTTGCAGTTGGTACAGCAATATTAACTTCGGCTGCTTTATTAAATTATGCTGGTTTAATAACAGGAGGTTTTCATCCAGATAAAAGTATTAGACAGCAACAACAATCAATTGGATTTCAACCTTATTCAATAAAAATTCCATTTACAGATACACAAATTCAATATGGAAGATTAGACCCAATTGGAATGTTAATAGGAACTGTTGCTGATTATTCTCAAATTTATCATGATTTAAATGATGAGGACAGATTAAAAATTGAAAATAGATTGTATGGATTTTTAGACAATCAAATGAAAGGCGGCGGAGATAATTTAGGATTAGATACTAAAGTTACAAATATGGTAACTGCAAGTTACAAATCAGTATTTAGAAATGTTGGTTCAAAAACTTATTTAAGAAGTTTAATTGATTTCTTATCAGCATTTGATGAAAATGATGTTGATAGAAAAGGTGCATGGTGGTTGACTGAAAAAGGAGCTTCCTATGTTCCAAATATATTTACAAAAATAAGTAATGACCCATATTTAAGAGACGCACAAACGCTTGTAGAAAAAGCAAGAGAAAAGCTTGGTGATAGAACTTTACCTAAAGTTTACAATTTTTTAGGTGAGCCAATTGTAAGTAATCAAAATGCTGTTTTTAGATTGTTTAACAATTCAATCAATCCTTTATCAGTTAAAAGTCAAAAGGATGATGTTTTATTAAAAGAAACAATTGAAAATGAAATTAATATTCCTGCTTTGCCTAAAGTAAAAAATGGAATTGATTTAACACAATTTGTTAACAAAAAAGGTGAAACTGCTTATGAAGCTTGGAATAATGCTGTAGCAAATTCTAATTTAAGAAATGATTTAGAACAAACTATTAAACAAAAATATTATCAGGATGCTCCAGCTTCAATTAATTTTGATGAAAATAATAAACAATGGGGCGGAAAAGCAGTAATTATTTATGACAAAGTTAAACAACAAAGAGATTTATCATTTTTAAATATAGAATACGGACAATTTTATTCAAAGTTTAATGACAAATTAAGTTTATCTGAAGCTTATATTAATAAAGGAGTTATCAAAGATATTACAAAAACCACAAACAGAGTACCTACTGGATTTTCCAGAGGCGTCTACAATTTTATTGATAAGACAAAATAAATTTTAATTACCAGAATAGGACACTTTAGATATAATAAATGCCAGCTTTTTTAGCACGAGTAACGTATACCGCTAATGGTGCTACAAACACCTTTGCTTTTTCATTTCCTTACATATTACAAAGTCACATTAAAGTTTATGTAAATGGTACTGAAGATACTGGAAAAACATTTCCAACTTCTTCTACAGTTCAACTTTCTTCAACACCTGCTAATGGAGCTATAGTTTTAATACAAAGAATAACTCCAAGTAATGCAAAATTAGTAGATTTCCAAGATGGTTCAGTTCTTACTTCTGCTGATTTAGATAGAGCAATAGACCAAACATTTAATTTAAGTCAAGAAACTATTGATGATGGCCAATCTAAATTAGGTTTAGACACAGACGACAAGTACAATGCAAACTCAAAAATAATTAAAAATGTACTTAACCCAGTTAATGCCCAAGATGCAGTAAATAAAAATTATTTAGAAAACACTTGGCTATCACCTGCTGATAAAGCATCTTTAACTAGTGTTGGAACAAATATTAATAACGTAAATACAGTAGCGGGGATATCAGGTAACATTGCTACAGTTATAGGAAACAGTGCTAACATAACAACGGTTGCAGGAGCCAATAATAACATTACAGCAATTGCAGGTCAGATTTCTCCTACAAATAATATTTCTACAGTTGCAAATTCAGTTGGTAATATTTCTACAGTTGCTTCAGCGAATACAAATATTGGTTTAGTTGCAGGTCAGATATCCCCAACTAATAATATAGCTACTGTTGCCACGGCTAATACAAATATTGGTTTAGTTGCAGGTCAAATATCTCCAACTAATAATATTTCTACAGTCGCAACTAATATAGCCAATGTAAATCTAGTAGGTGGTTCTATTGGTAATCTTGGTACGGTTGCGACTAATATTGGAAATATAAATAGTTTAGCACCGATAAGTAATTCTATTTCTACAGTTGCAGGTATTTCAGGAA